GAATTATTGGATATCTATAAAATCTATAATAGTTAGTACACAAATCTGTAGGGATATCATTTGGACCTGATGCCAATGTATCTATATATACGTTGTCTATTGGGCAATTAGTTCCTCCAACATATTGAATACCGTCATTTAATACTCCCTCAACATTATCTCCTTCCCACCAATCCATCATATTGGCGTAATCAGCGGAGGCGATAAATGTTTTTTCTAATATATAGATACGTCTTTCGCATTCATTATCTCCATCGCCAACCCCCAATCGTTGGAATTTCAATGACATTTTAATTCTACTACCTGCAGGAACAGTATAGTCAACATACGCTCCCGTAACAGTATCATACCTATTCATTGGGTATCCCAAAATAGGATACGACCCTCCACCATTTTCTTCTACAGTAATTTTTCCGGGTGCAATAACTGAAAGTTCGTCTTGTGCAACATTAAAGTTGTTGGGATTGATTTTCATATAGACCCCTGAAGGAACAGGAACATTTACAGTAGGGTCTAATTCACTTGGTATATCAATGAAATCAGAAGCCTTGGCTTCTTTCTCAAGAACAGTTGCATATACGCAGTTCTGTGTAGGACCACTCGTATCAGCCTTTACAATTAATCTGTCCCCCGTTTGGATTTTCTTTGAGTTCTCTCCTTCAAGCAAAAAATAAGCATTATTTGACAAAGGATCATTAAAGAAAATGCTACTATAAATTGTTTCATACTTTTCTTGGTCAGGCTTAATAACAAACTTATATCTTGTCGCCCACTCAGGAGCTATCTGACTAGTTGGTATAGTAACGCGAATAGAATTCTTTCTAGAGGAATATCCACAAGGGACGTGTTCTGTATTATTGTTGCTAACTAGGGCAGTAGTAGACCTGTTAAACTCATCCATATAGACAATTCCAATTTCATAGCCCCTATTGCTATGTAAGCTTCTTGGATTTGCAATCTCTTGGAAGTTGGCTTCAATAGAAATTATTTCGTAGTATTCATATACGCTTTGAGTGGGAGTAGTAAGGTTGTTCACATACCTCATAGCGGGCATCTGAAACTTAATGATATTGCTAGCAGGAGAAGTGATAATCTGAACAGGTTGCTGTGCTGCTGATATACCACTTTGATACTTAGATAGGGTATCTAGGTTATTTGGAAGGGCGCAATTTATTTGGTCTGTAAACGTAGTACCATCGCAAGAAGTCTCTGCTCCCGGAGTTGGATCGTATACAGGCTTTATATTAAGAGTTGTTCCTACTGCGTTTTGAAACTCTACACTTGTAGCCAAATCATATACAGAAGAATATGAGGTGGGTAAGAAAAAAGAAAAGTTTACGTTTACGTTCTGAGTAGTTTCTGTTGGATAAGGTAAATCGCCACTAAAAGAAGCGTGATTTAATCTCATCTCAACTGATATCGAAGCACCTTCTACAAGGTTAGCGTTTGTTAAATCAATTGTGCCAACTGAATCATTTATGGTCTGAGGACCATCAAAAGTATAATTCCCTGATTCGGTATTAGCCGTTATCTCAGTATCTCCAATCAGTTCAGTAATCAAATCCGTATAGTAGTCTAATCTAATAGGCTGTCCGAATTTATCTATTAAATCATATCCATCAATGTAGTTGCCATACATTAACCTATTACCCATAATAGTCTGCGCTTTGGCAAACCTAGGCACGTTATCGTATAGGCGAAGTAGTTCCGATGCAGGAAGGATAGTAAATATCTTACTATTTGAAAAAGTGTATGTATAGCTAGTATTATCGGCAAGACCTAGGTTAGCCTTATTAAGCTTCTCAATTATCTTAATAACATTATTGTCAGCCTCTTTAAATAAAAGCTCAACTGATTTGACTAACGGTCCACCTGAATTATAAGTGATAATTGCGGTATTGGTTAGATTCACCATACCCTCATTCAGAAAACTATTAATACTAAACTCAAATGGATTAGGAACAAATGATGGAGCAGACCATTGTGAAGTAGCTGAAAACTCTCCATTCTCATATTGATACCTGTAAGCAAAACATATGAAGCGAGTCTCCATAAAGTTCTCCTGACCACTAGTAACAATAGACTGAACACCCGGAGATTCTAGTGGTGGTCTCTTAATAACTAAAATAGATTCAGCAGAGAACTGATCTACGTTTGCTACAGGATTTGGATAGTTGTTATTTACATTAAAAAATCTAGGCTGATTGTAGTCGTCGGTAAAGAATACCAAGTCTTCAATCTTATTGATACCTGTAATTAAGTAATCAGGATTAAAATTCAAAGTGGTATTAACCCCACCACCGTCGTCAATGCTAATGATGTGATAGGTTAATATGTTTGATAAAGTATCATATGACAATATCATATCCAACTTGCCCGTGGCTCCTACAGGAAAATTAGGATCGTGTACCATCCAATATATAGTCTCTTCTGCACCATCGTCAATAGCACCGATGCATCTAGCTTCAGAACTGAGAAGTGTTCCGTCTATATATCTAAGCTCTGTAATAGGAAGATTGCCTTTGGTATTCTCTATAACACCAATCTCGGAGTTCTCGGTAGACCCCATACGAACATTTAAGGCATCTACGTATTCTCCGTTTGGAACAAGTCGCTCGTCGACGACTTTGTTCATACGACCTGCTACAAAGTTTCTAGTTAAATTAGGCATTTTACTTTATCCACTTGTCCATACCACGTAGATTCATAAGAAGTCTACCGGGATGAATGTTACTCATTCTGATTTTTGCGTTCCTCAAAAGCGCAGACTTTTCTTTTCTCGCACGAGCCACAATATATTCTTGCACGCCAAGCTTTGAGTTTAGTATCTCATACTGAATATATGCATACACATATTTCTCAAATAACTTATTTACGCTAACCATACTGTCATCTCCATTTTCCATTCCATCAGAAATGTACTCTAGGATAACGGACTGATTATACATATCAGAGTTAAAGTTAATAACTCCCGCTCTTTTATCAATAGCAAATGTGGGATTAAAGTTTGCGGTCTCAGTATTCAAACCAAAACGCTCACCAAATGTGTAGTCAAAATACCACACCCCATCTACACACCAACCTTGCTGACCATCATAGGGGCTGTGTGGGTTTAGGTATATACTTTTCTTTGTGCCCATTAAACGGTCTAAATCAATCTCCGAAAACTGCGGAGATAAAGCATTCCCGTTGATGTCAAATAATATCTTTCCCGTATTGTCCTGCAGATAGGCAAGCGAAGACAGGACTTGAATGTTCTCTGTAAGAGGTCTTAGGTACCCGTCTTTATAAAGGTTTACCCTTACCCAATTAACAAAGTCGGATGGTAGAATATAACGAAGCGTGTCATCTACAGTAAGCTGCAATACTTTTAGTTCCTTAAATGCATCATAGTTCAACTCCTGAATCGCACGCTTTGCGTGAAACAAAATCTTATAACGCTCTTCATTGTTCACCAAAGAATGATTCCCCGCATACATCAACATAAAGTTGTTGACGATGTCGTATAAGCTTACATACTGATAGGAACCCCAATTCGCATTTTCGGGCGGGTTACCCCCATTCTCGTAGTACTGATATTGACTTATATATGCCATACTTATACAGATTGTTTTTGTTCTTCAACAGCCCCAAACTGTACAGCTGCTATCTCTCTTATAGACATTCCGGCATATTGAAGAATCTTTGATACAAGCTTATACTCATCTTCCAACGGAACCTCAAAATCTTGATAGTCAGGCTGAGACTGATCGAACACAGGTTCACCATTTGATAGAGTAATGTATGTCCACTTGGGAGCAATCGGATATCTAAAGTAGTTTGCATCAACCTCGTTTGGCAAGTTGATCGTAGAAGGGTATACCGTAAGGATGCTACCCTCTTGTGTATAAGCAGGGTATTGTTCTGTCGGAGCGGTAAGGTTAGATGTGTTTAGCATCGTAATTTTTGAATGCGTAATCTTCTCAGCCTCACCCTTAAACACACGAGGAGATACAGACCCGTCATAACACAGAACCTTAACAATCATAAAGTAATCAAATCCTGTTGTAGTAAGAGACGGAAGATAAAACGTATTTGTTGCGGGAGCAACCTGAGTGAGTGTTGACGTAGTAGAAAAGGTTTCCATCGCCTCCTCAATAGTCTTACTAGCGTGAGCATAAGAAGTGCCTGACTGACGGATATTCTCTAAATTTATAACCTTATTATACTCAGAGAAATATTCTTCAAAGACCTCCATCTGTGCCTGTTTGGCATACAGATTAAAGTCAGACGGAGATATATACCCGTAGTTATTCTTATT